CGGCTGGAGGGGCGCAGCATCCGCCACCGGCGAGAGTGGCGCAGCATCCGCCACCGGCGAGAGGGGCGCAGCATCCGCCACCGGCGAGAGGGGCGCAGCATCCGCCACCGGCTGGAGGGGCGCAGCATCCGCCACCGGAAAAGGGTGTGTGGCTATGGCTACTTGTTTTTATGGGCGCGTAATGGGAGAGATTGGAAACGCCGTTGTCTGCGTTGAGCGAAATGCCAATGGCGATATCACCTCCATTCTGTCCGCCATTGTGGATGGTGAAACGCTGAAACCCGGCGTGTGGTACACCGTTAAGAACGGGAAATGGGTGGAGGTGCAGTAATGAACCGATTGAAGGAACGGCGGCTGGAGCTGGGGCTGACGCAGGAGGCGGTCAGCGGCGTGCTGAAGCTGGTGGATCCCCGTATCGACACATGCATGGTGAGCCGGTTTGAAAACGGCGTGTGTCTGCCCACGGAGGAGGTCATGACGGCGCTGGAGGCGGCACTGCGTACCAGCCGGGCATATCTGTACGGCGACGAGGACAAGGCCGACATCCCCCAGCGGACGGCGGAAACGGAGCGCATCGCGGCGCTGATCCCCCACGGGCGGCGAAACGCCATCAGCCGTGCGGAGCTGGCGGCGGCGATGCAGACCTCCGACCGGATGATGCGAAAGGCCGTCAGCGAAGCCAAGCGGCAGGGCGTGATGATCTGCAACGACGGCGAGGGATACTACCAGACGGAGGAGCTGGGAGACCTGTACCGGCAGTACAGACGGGACACGGCGCGGGCCATGTCCATCCTCAAGGCCAGAAAGCCGATGAGGGACGTGCTGAAAGCGGCGGGTCGACCGGTATGAGAAGCGTGATGCAGTATTGGGAACCGGAGCGGCCCTTAGAGCCGAAGGACTACGATCTGCCCGTCTGCCCCGTGTGTGGGGAGGAGACGGACACCTACTACAAGAACAAGGACGGCGTCATCGTGGGGTGCGATTGCTGCATTGAAGCGAGGGACGCATGGGAGGAACAGAAATGAGTATGAGTTTGTATCACATCGACCGGGAGCTGGAGAGCCTGATCGACCAGGAAACCGGCGAGGTACTGGATTTTGATGCGTTTGAGGCGCTGCAAATGGCGCGGGACGACAAGATCGAGGGCGTACTCTGCTGGACAAAGAATCTGGCGGCGGAGGCAAAGGCCATCCGCGAGGAGGAGAAGGAGCTTGCCGAGCGGCGAACGGAGCTGGAGCGCAAGCGGGAGAAGCTGCTGGACTACGCAGAGAAGGCGCTGGGCGGCGCGGCATTCCAGACGGCCAAGTGTGCCGTGACATACCGCAAGAGCACAGCGGTGGAGATCACCGACATGGACGCGGTGGTGCAGTGGTGCATGGACAACGGGTACGACGGCAAGATCACCTATGCCCAGCCGACGGTGAGCAAGACGGACATTGCGCCGCTTCTGAAGTCCGGCATGGCCGTGACCGGCGCGGAGCTGTGTGAGCGGTCGAACATGTGGGTGAAGTGATGGGGCTGAATATCTATGGGAAACTGGCGGCGATCCAGCAGGAACTCAAAGCGCCAAAGAGCCAGTACAACAGCTTCGCCAAGTACAACTACCGGAGCTGTGAGGACATTCTTGAGGCGGTAAAACCTCTGTGCGTTAAGAACAAAGCTACACTTTTACTGAACGACGCGGTGCGCGAAATTGCCGGGCGATTTTACGTTATCGCCACAGCCACGCTTGCCGATCAGGAGAGCGACAGTTTTGTTGAGGTGGACGCCTACGCCCGAGAGCCGCAGGACAAGAAGGGCATGGATGACAGCCAGATCACCGGCATGGCATCCAGCTACGCCAGAAAGTACGCATTGAATGGGCTGTTCTGCATCGACGACACCAAGGACGCAGACACGGACGAAGCCAAGCGACAGGAGGACGCGACGAATAAGCGCGAAAAGAAACAGGAGAACAAGGCAGAGACCCCAGTGCTGTGTGAGTGCTGCGGACTGCCCATCAAACCGGTAAAGTGTGGGGATCGTGTGTATCCAACCAACGAGATCGTAGAGAACGCGGTAAAGAAGTACGGCAAGCGGCTCTGCTGGGGCTGCATGAGAGCGGAGAACAACCATGCGGCAGATAACGGTTGACGCGGCGCGTTGGTCGCAGGACAGCGAGGGTGCGTGGCTCTGCCTGCGGGTGAAGTCGCCGGAGGCGGCGATGGAGGTCTGTGATGCGCTGAAGCCGGGCAAGGAGTACACCGCCACACTCAAGGGCAAGGGACGGAGCCTGGATGCCAACGGGTATGCGTGGGTGCTGCTGGACAAGTTGGCGGCGCACTACGGCGTTGCGAGAGAGAGGGTATACCGGCAGGAGATACAGAGCATCGGCGGCGTCAGCGAGGTGCTGTGTCTGCGGGAAAAGGCGGCGGAGGCGTTCTGCCGGAGCTGGGAGCGGAACGGTATCGGCTGGATGACCGAAACCGGACCCAGCAAACTCAAGGGCTGCGTAAACGTGACCGTCTGGTACGGCAGCTCCGTATATGACACGAAGCAGATGGCACGGCTGATAGATGCCATCGTGCAGGACTGCCGGGATGTCGGCATCGAGACCATGACGCCGCGAGAGCTGGATGCCCTTGTGAGCCGGTGGGGAGAAGTGAGCGTATGAACGACAAGCGATGCTTTTTGTGCGGGCGGAACGACCCAAGTGACCCGCTGGAGCGCCACCACATTCTCGGCGGCGCAAACCGTAAGAAGAGCGAGAAGTACGGTCTTGTGGTGTACCTGTGCGGCAATCGCTGCCACCGGAACGGGCGCGGCGCGGTACACAAGAACGGCGACCAGATGCGGCGTCTGAGGCGGTACGGGCAGCTCAAGGCAATGGAGGAGCAGGGCTGGACGGAGGAGGACTTCCGCCGCGAGTTCGGAAAAAGCTACTTATGAGAGGAGATAAGAAATGCTGAACAAGATCTTCATCATGGGTCGTCTGACCCGTGACCCGGAGCTGCGCAGAACGCAGTCCGGTACCGCTGTCACCAGCTTCACGCTGGCGGTAGACCGGGACTTTAAGAACGCGGACGGCACCAAGGACACGGATTTTATTGACGTGGTGGCGTGGCGCAACACTGCCGAGTTTGTATCCAAGTATTTCACCAAGGGGCGCATGGCCGTGGTGGAGGGGCGCTTGCAGCTGCGGGACTGGACGGACAAGGACGGCAACAAGCGCCGGAACGCCGAGGTGCTGGCGGACAACATCTACTTTGGCGACGCCAAACGGGACACGGACAGCGACGCGGCACAACCCACCGGCTTTACCGAGATCGAGGACGACGGCGACCTGCCGTTCTGATGGGAGGGGTAAGCGGCATGGATTACTGGCACAAGCGGTACACCTGCCCCTACTTCACCAGCAGCGAGAAACGGCGGGTCTGCTGCGAGGGCGGAAGCCGCGTCAGCTTCGAGACGGGCGGCGCGGCATCCCGCTTCATGAATCAATTCTGTGCCGGTGCGTGGGAGCATTGCACCATCGCACGGCATCTGACGGACGAGTACGAGAGAAAGGAAGAAAAGAATGGGAAAGATGCAGGATGAGATCAAGGGTCTGCGGCGGCAGAATCGGCACCTGGAAAACATCGTACAGCGCCAGCGGCAGCACATCGAGGACGCGGAGAGCGTGAGCGAGGCGTTCAAACGCGGCATGGATGCGCACTACGCCGCCTGTGCCGTACAGTTTGGCGAGAAGCGTGAGGACTGCGACACACTGTGGGGCTACCATCTGGAGATCCCTGCGAAGCTGGTGACGCAGGCACTGACGGACTACACCGTGCAGGTGGCGTTGGACAAGGAGCGCGGCGTTTACGTCATCGGGGCGATGAAGAAGGAGTGAGGCGGTGTGAAGCGCAAACAATTCACGTTTTACAGCTCCTACTGGGATGCGATACAGCCTCTCCCCAAAAAGCAGCAGGCGGAGATTCTTCTGGCGATCTGCGACTATGCGCTGAACGAAACGGAGCCGTCCAGCAGTCTCTCCCCCGCCGCCAGTGTCGCGTTTAATTTGATTCGCCCCACACTGGACAGCGGCAGAAATAAAGCCGCCAACCGCCAGAACAAATCAGAATCAAACGGATAACAAACGCAAAACAAACGCGCAACAAAGGCGCAAGGAGAAAGAGGGGGAGAAAGAGAGAGAGTAAGAGGGAGAGGGAGAGTAAGAGAACGAATGTTATATATTACGGCGGCGGGAGTATGTACTACCGGAGGAGGAAGAAATGGACAGAAGCGAAGTCGAGAAGCTTTTTACCCTGTTTTCGCAGTTCTGGCCGAACAAGCAGGTCACGGCAAAAATGAAGCTGGCGTGGGAGATCGCTTTAGAGCCTTACAGCTACGCGGACGTAAGAGCCGCCGCCGTCGCCTATGCCAGACGCAATAAATTTTTCCCCGATGTGGCGGATATCACGATGGGCATTGAGCCGCAGGAGGAGCAGGCGCAGGAAGAACAGGCACAGGACACGATGGAGCGTTTTGCTTGGATGCGGGACTACATCCACAAGGAACACAAGTGGGGACGTATCTCCCGCTATGCAAGGGAACACGGGCTGACGTGGCAGGAGGCCGAGGAGGCGCTGGATGGATAAAGGCATCTGGCGCGTGGCCAGAGCGCGGCTGTGCGTGGCCTGTTTGCAGGAAATGGCGGCGGATTACATCATCGAGCCGGCGTTCCACGGCTGGGCGCATGGCGTGTGCCAGCGCTGCGGAAAAGAGCAGAAAATGACGACGATCAAGCGCTACACCATGAGCAAGCGCGGACTGGAGAGAAGAGGGTTGTTGGATAAACATGGATAAGATGCGCAAGAAAAGCAAGTACAAGGCGCAGAAGACGCGCCGCGGCAAGCTGACCTTCGACAGCAAGAAGGAGGCGGAGCGCTACGACGCGCTGATGGTGCTGCAAAAAGCCGGGGAGATACGCGGGCTGAAATTGCAGGTGCGGTACTGCTTGCAAGAGGCGTACACGACGTTTGAGGGCGACCGCGTGAAAAGTATCGACTACATCGCGGACTTCGTGTACGAGCGCAGAACGGCGCCTGACAGCTACGGACAGCGGCACTGGTTGCCGGTGGTGGAGGACGTGAAGGGTGTGCGGACGCGGGAGTATGCCATGAAAGCAAAGCTGTTCCGCAATCGGTACGGATTCGCCATCCGGGAGGTGTGAGCATGACAGTCTACATGATCGTCACCCGCGATAAGTACCGCCTGCCCCGCTGGTGGGGTACGACCACGGCGGAGCTGGCGCAGTTGTCCGGTCGGAAATATCAGAATGTCCGTGTGGGTATCTGCAAGGCGTTCCGGCACGGCGGAAGCTACGGATGCTATGAGGTGGTGCGTCTGGAGGAGGGCGAGTGATGATGCCGACAAATCAGCCGCTGACAAAAGATGCGGCACGAAAGCTGATGGCGCTGGATTTGACGGCAAAGGAACTGACCACCTACGAGAAACTGGACGAGTGGTACACCGCATGGGGCGGACAGTGCTATGTGTCGTTTTCAGGCGGCAAGGACAGCACGGTGCTGGCGTATCTGGCGGCGCGGTATCTGGCAGGCTACCGGACACCGCCGTGGCCGCTGAATCTGGTGTTTGTCAATACGGGGCTGGAATATCCAGAAATTCAGCGTTTTGTCAACGAGTACGCCGACTGGCTGCGGAAGGAGTTTCCGCACATCACCGTGAACCTTGTGCGGCTGCGACCGAAGATGAACATTCGGCAGGTGGTGACGAAGTACGGGTACAGCATCATCGGTAAAGACGTAGCGCACCGGATAGAAACCGCGCGGCGTTCACCAGATAGCCGAAGTATGAAGCTATTGCGTGGGGAAGTCTTACGAGCCGATGGGGAAAAGAGTATGTACAACTGTGAAAAGTGGGAGTATTTGCTTTCGGCTCCATTTCTCATATCAGACAAGTGCTGTGGAATTATGAAAAAGTCCCCGTCAAAGAGCTATGAGCACCGAGCGGATGTCAAGCCCACGACGGCAACAATGGCGGAGGAAAGTCTTCTGCGTATGCAAAAATGGCGCGAAACCGGCTGCAACGCCTTTGAAGGAAGGCGTCCCTTATCTAAGCCCATGAGTTTCTGGACGGAGCAGGACGTGCTTCGGTTCATCATAGACAACCGTCTCTTTTACGCCAGCGTATACGGAGACATCGTGGCCAGCGACGGCGAGAACGACTACGGCGCGACGCTGATCGACTGCAAGCTGCACTGCACGGGATGCCAGAGGACGGGGTGTATGTTTTGCGCGTTCGGGGCGCACCTCGAAAAGGGCATTAACAGATTTCAGCGCATGAAACTGACGCACCCGAAGCACTATGCGTTCTGCATCGGCGGCGGGGCGTATGACACGGACGGCCTGTGGAAGCCCACGAAGGACGGCTTGGGCTATGCGCGGGTGCTGGACTACATCGGAGTGAGGTATTGACATGGGCAAGCAGATTGCGATAAACACCGACTGCATGGAGTATATGCGGACGCTGCCGGACAAGGCATTCGACCTCGCCATTGTAGACCCGCCGTACTTCTCCGGTCCGGAACGAAGAGGGTATTATGGCAACAAGGTGAGCGCGATTGGTGTACATAGGGACTACCCGATTTCTCCCAAATGGGGCATTCCGGGAACAGACTACTTTTCGCAGCTTGTGCGCGTGGCGAAAAAGTATATTGTATGGGGATGTAATTACTTTGGTGTCGTTTTTCCGCCGGGGCGCATCGTTTGGGACAAGTGCAACGGCAACAGCTCTTTTTCGGACTGCGAGATCGCGGCGACAAACTGCCACGATAGCGTTCGTATCTTTCGTTATATGTGGAACGGAATGTTTCAGGGGAAAAGCATCACGGACGGCACAGTGCAGCAAGGAAACAAGGCACTGAATGAGGTGCGCATCCATCCAACGCAGAAGCCGGTGGCGCTGTATGAATGGTTGCTGCAGAAGTACGCGAAAGAAGGTTGGCGCATTTTGGACACGCACCTCGGTAGCGGCTCAAGCCGTATTGCGGCGTACAACCTCGGCTTTGACTTCGTGGGCTGTGAGATTGACAAGACATATTTCGATTTGCAAGAACAAAGGTTCCTGGAACATATAGCGCAGGAAAGGTTGTGGTGACACATGGGCAAGCAGCATTTGAGCCGGGACGACCGGATCTTTATGGACGGCAAGCGCCGAGGCACGCAGGAGTGCATGGACATGGTGGCGATGGCGCTCATCGACAAGTGCGGCTGGCACGTCCAGGAGGAGACACCGGACAGCCGCGACACGTTGAGTATCGCGTACCTGTACGAGTGCCTGGAAAAAATCACGCAGGAGATCAACGAAGGCCGCATCAAGCGCAAGCACATCAAGGATATGCTGAAGGACGAGTGTGGCGTGGTGTTTGGAGATTAGGAGGAATGACATGACAAGAGACGAGATCGTGACCGCGCTGCGGTGCTGTGCCGAGGGAGAGTGTCATGGCTGCACAATCCACAATGATAAGCAGCATTGCCAAGAACGAGTGTTGGATGCCGCCGCTGATTTGATCGAGAACCAGCAGCGGCACATCGAGGCGCTGATGCAGGCCAACGCCGGACTGCGGGACACTGTACTGCGGCGGGATGCGCAGATCGCGGACATGAGTGATGGACTGGCGCAGTTTGCCAAGGCCGTGGCGGAGAAGGAGGAAAAGTAAATGGACGCTGTGAAGTTTGTCGAGGAGCGCAGAAGAATGTTTACTGTGACAGGGGCGAGCCCGAAGTATAGTTTATTCAACCTGAGTAATCGCGCCGAGGACGTTGTGAAAGAAGTCGAAGCGTGGTCTGCCGCACACCCGCGCAGGACACGGCAGAGCGTGTTTTTGGAGCAGTATCCGGAGGGGGAAATTGACAGCAGCGGGTGTTTGATGCTATGCCCAAAGCGCATTTCCGCTGATTACCGGAACAGATACGGGAGCTGTACAAAACGGCTGTGCTCTGACTGTCGAAAAGAATTTTGGGGCCAGGAGGTGAAATGATGGAAATTTTGAAAATTGTTTTCCCGCTGCTGATGGTAGCCGGTGCGCTGGGTAGTTTGGTGGTAAATATCGCCAGCAAGGGGGACTGGGCAACCAGTTTGCAATGGCTGGGCGCGTGCCTGCTGTATACCGCGCTGACGGCGCGGAATGTGAGCTGATGGAGGGCAAAGAATGAGCAAATCTGTGATGATAAGCATCCGCCCCAGAGCTGGTGCTATGTGGAGGAGGACTGACAATGGCGACAAAGAGAGTGTGTGACCGCTGTGGTGCGGAGATCAACCCGTTCAACGCCGTGACCTATGCCGGTATGCGGCGAATTAAGAACGATATAAACGACAACGACTACGAGCTGTGTGTTTCGTGCGCACACGAACTGCGGAAGTGGTTCAACGGGGAGTAGAAGGACAATGGATGAATACATTGACAAGGAAGCGTTTAAGAAAAGCGTAGAGGAGCGTTATTGCAAGCCGTGCAAGGCGGAGGGAAAAGACCACAACGGATGCTGGTGTCGTGCCTGTTGGGTTGACGATATGCTCGATGAGGTAGATTGTTTCCAGCCCGCTGATGTTGCCCCGGTGGTGCGCTGCAAGGACTGCAAGCACTATCGCAACTACCCAAACGGTTTGTGTTACCTACATACGGAGCCAAAGACAAATGCCCGCGGGTATTCCGGCGAGGCGGTGTGTGTAGAGCCGGACGATTTCTGCTCCTACGGAGAGAGAAAGGACGACAAGCATGAACATTAAGGACAGCGGAGAGCGCACGACGTTTAATACAGGGGCGCAGCGGGATATGCACAGCGGAAAAGGCCGCATGGATCTTCTTCCGTGGGCGGCGATCATAGAGGTAAGCAAGCACTGCGAGGCCGGGGCGATCAAGTACGGGGTGCATAATGTCGATAAAGGGATCCCCACCAGCAGTCTGATGGACAGCGCCATGCGACACGCGGCGAAGTATCTGGACGGGCAGGAGGACGAGGATCACCTGCTGGCGGCGGCGTGGAACATTTTGTGGGCAATCGAAATGCGGTGCAAAAAACCGGAGTGCGTAGATACGCCGTGGAGGGACAATGCAGAAGGGTGATGTGATTCGTGCGCGGTTTCTGACAATGCCGGACCCGTTCCCCTGCTCCGGAAAGACCGAAAAACAGTACCCCGTGCGCAAGGCAACGGTGGTGTATGTGCATCCAAAGGGGCGCTACATCGTGGCGGAGTGCAAGGGCGTGCGGGAGACGTTTTTCCCAGAGGATATTATACAGTGCGATTTGCCGGGGCCTCCTCCGATGGATTATGACTTGGAATACGCGCTGGTTACACTGACGGAAGTGGACAAGAAGATCATGGGCGCATTGGGGAGGAATTTCTGACATGAACGAATTCCCAGAATGGCTTAGGAAGCTGCGTGCGGGAGACGGTTTTTCATGAGGACGTGGAAACCTAAAAAAGAGGACACCTACATGGTGTCCTCTTTTTGTCGTCATGGTCTTGTGTAAAGGCCGGTGGCCTGTGCCAGCAGGAGGCGGAGGTAGTCGGGGCAGCTCCGTGCGCCGCGCTCCCAATCCTCCAGCGTGCGGGTGGGGATACAGTAGCGGGTGGCAAAGGCCACCTGGGATAGTCCGGTGTGCTGCCGGATGTCGCGGATCGTCAGGTGGGCGGCGTCCCAGAGACGCGCCAGCGTATCGATGCGGTCTGCGGGGATGTCCGCATCCGACGCATCGCCCCAGACGGAGGACAGCGACCAGTCGGAGACAAAAGCGTCTCGGTCGGCGGCGGCGAGTGCTGCGGCGAAAATGGTGCAAAACAGTTTGTCTGTCATGTTTAATATCCTTTCCTAGGTGAAAATGTGAAAAAGGAAAAGCACCGGTGACCGGTGCTCTTCCCGCGGTTGAAGGACTTGTCCTTCTTACCTTTTCAATCCACGGATGCAAGCGCCTCCTGCATCCGACGAGAATAGGTTACCACGCTGCGCGGGAAATGTCAAGCGCCGTCATGACTGCGTCCCACCCGCCAGATATATGGCGTTCTCGCGCTCTGTCTGCTCGTAGTCCGCCATCGCGTCCGCGATCATGTCCGCGATCTGCTGCTGGGACTTGTAGCGGGTGGTGATGCCAACCTTAATGACGTCAGCGTCGTGGTAGACCGTCCACTCCTCACGGTCCCAGTGGTACTTGCACCAGACATCGCCGGTGGACTTGTCGTAAAAAATCTCCACATACTCCCCCGTGCGGGAGCCCAGGCCCTTGGTGGAATTGGAGGCGTTGGCCAATGTCTCCATGTTGATTTTTCTGCCGTAGGTCTTGATCTCCATGTTTTTCATGACAACTCCTCCTTCAGTCCCAAAGGTGGGATTCGCAGTGCGTCGCCCAGTCGCTGTTCATGGCGGCGATGGCCTGTTCGTAGTTTTCGCCGTTGATGATGGCGTCCAGCGCCTTCTTCCCAGCTGCGGATTTTGCGTCGTTTTCGGACGCCGCGAACTCCTGCGCGTCCAAATACGCCTTGGCGCAGGGGTACTGGGCGTACATGGCATCCATGTCACACTTCGGCTTGGGACGGACACCCACGCCGCCGCCGTTCTCGCTGTCAAAACTGGCGTCAAATTCCAGTTTCCAATTTACCAGAACGGCACGGGCGGCTTCGATCTCCCGCAGGCCGGGGATGGCGGCGATTTTCTTCTGTCGCTCCTGCTCTGCGCGGATACCGGCTTCGAGCTGCTCCAGCAGGGTGGCCACGATCTCCGGCTTTGCGGCTTTGATGGCGGCAAGAGCCGCTTTGTCGGCGCGGTACACAACCAGATTTCCGGTGGGCTGGCCGTGTTCGTCGATTTTAAGGGCGATTCTGTACCGCAAAATCAATTCCTGTGCGTTCATGCTCTGTTCCTCCTGTTAAAAATTTTCATGGGATGGGCTGATCCAACCAGCCCCTCCCGAAGCGTTACCGCTATCAGGCGATCAGCTCTGCTGCCGTAGCGGCCACGCGATCCTCGGCGGCGCGGATGCTGTCCGCCTTGCTGTAGGTGTGGGCCACCGGGGCGTCCCGGAAATCGTGCGCGGCAAAGTCTTCGGCGGCGGACTTGTTGTCAAACCATGCCTCCCGGGAGAAGCTGGATCCCCATACGCTGTAAGTGACGGAGTAAAAAGTCTTTTTCATGATATTTCCCTTTCTGCCGCTGTGCGGCTGCACTGTTTCTTGATCTGTCTATATACTACCACGCATTGCGTGGTATGTCAAGAGGGAAAATGGAAAAAAATAAAAAAATTTTTCGTTTTAGGGGTGCGCGGGCGATATACATATAGGTATGCTGGATATGCAGGGGCAACCTGCCCGTGCCGATTCATTTCTTTTCCCCTCTTTTCTACCCTGTGGGGCGGGGCGGCGGCTCCGCCCTGACGGGGCAATATGCGGCATAGGTGCCCCGTCAGGGGAGACCACAGCAAGTGACGGGGACTGTCCCCGAAGCGCTAAAGCAGGGCAGGACTGCAATGCCGTACCAGATGTATGCTACCGCATTGCGGCACCGCGGAAGGGTAAGACCGCTACAAGGGGCTTGCCTGTGCGCTGTACGAAAGCGGCAGGACGAATAATAATTATTTGGCTGGCTCCGGCTATGAATGAAGAAACGGATGCGACCGACGTACCGGCGCAGGGCTGAAAAGTCCGTGGTTGGTCTGGGTACCACCGTGCTTGAGAGAAATCCGAGGCGTGGATGTGGTGTGGTGGCGGTTGTCTTAGGACAAAGCCGCTGTGTAGGATAGTATGTCTGCATGGCGGTACCCGGCCAATTGTGTAAAAACAACAGGCGATGCGCTGGCAGACCGCTGTAAGGGATGCGTCCCAAATAGTCTGCTTACATAAAACAGGACTTCCCGCACCTCTTTGTAATGTGTCCCAGGGAAGACGTGAATACAGGTGAGGCGAAAGCCGGGTACAGACGTGCCAATGACAAAGGCCAGTGGGGGAAGGCCGCTGCGTCAGGAAGGGAAGACTTATGGTTATCCATAACAAACCGATTGCAGATATTATTCCGTATGCATCCAATGCAAAAAAGCATGATAAGCGGCAAATCAACAACGTTGCGGAGAGCATCAAGCAGTACGGCTTTGTGCAGCCGATTGTGATTGATCGCGACGGCGTGATTGTAATCGGCCACTGCCGCGCTATGGCGGCAAAGAAGCTGGGCATGGAAGAAGTGCCCTGTGTCTGCGTGGATGATCTGACACCGGAGCAGGTGAACGCCCTGCGGCTGGTGGATAATAAAAGCAACGAGAGCGACTGGGACTTTGACCTCCTGGCTGACGAGCTGCCTGGGCTGGATTTGTCGGCGTTTGATTTTGACTGGGATTTCCGAGATACCGATGAAACGGAACTTACTAACGAAGAACGTGAACAGGAATTTAGAGAACGAATGGAGCGCGGGGAACTTTCGGACGATGACGAAGAATATCAAGAGTTTCTGAAAAAGTTTGAAGCGAAGAAAACAACGGACGATTGCTACACGCCAGATAACATCTACGACGCAGTAAGAGATTGGGCGGCTGAGAAGTACGAAATTGGCAATGCCGCGATTGTGCGCCCGTTTTATCCGGGCGGAGATTATAAAAGCGAGAAATACCCTTCCGGGTGTGTTGTGATAGACAATCCACCTTTTTCCATTATTTCAGAAATCTGCGAGTGGTACACAAGCAAGAGAATCAACTTTTTTCTGTTTGCTCCGACGCTTACGCTCCTCGGAATTATGCGAGGCTCGGCAAACTATGTGGCGTGCGGGTGCGGAGTTGTGTATGAAAACGGCGCGTCTGTCAATACGTCGTTTGTTACCAACATGGGGGGCAATAAGATTGTCGCTGCTGCTGATTTAAGAGAAATACTGGATGACGAGAACAAAAAGAATCTCAAAAAGTTGCACAGAGAACTGCCGAAATACTCATATCCAGACGAGGTTTTGACAGCAACGATGCTGTGTTATATGGCAGCTCACGGCGTAAGCCTTGAAATTAGCGAAAGAGATGCACATTTTATCCGCGCACTTGACTCACAGAAAGCGTCGGGGAAAGGCTTGTTCGGCTCCGGCTTTTTGCTATCGGAAAAGGCTGCTGCGGAAAAGGCTGCTGCGGAAAAGGCTGCTGCGGAAAAGGCTGCTGCGGAAAAGGTCAACACGGATATTTGGAAGTTGTCGGAGCGGGAATGGGCAATCGTTCGAAGCTTGGGAAATGACGATAGATGAAGCACAGGCGATTATTGCCAAAACAGACAGCCCGTATTTGAAGCGGGACATGGAGAAGTTTATTAAACGCCAGCAGAGAAAGGAGGGCACGTATGGCAAGGCCAAGAAAGGAAATAGATCAGAAGCAGTTCGAAAACCTCTGCGGCCTGCAATGCACGCTTGAGGAAATCTGCGGTTGGTTTGATGTGACCGATAAAACGCTGGATAGTTGGTGTAAACGCACCTATCATTCCAGTTTTTCCGAGGTATTTAAGCAAAAGCGAGGAGCGGGGAAAATTTCACTGCGGAGAAGCCAGTGGCGATTGGCTGAAAAGAACGCGAATATGGCTATTTGGCTGGGGAAACAGTACCTTGACCAGAAGGATATTGTAGAGCAAAACATAAACACAGAGGGTGTCAAGGTGATAATTGATGTCTGACATTCGCCTGTCTGAAAAAATCGGCTCTGCGTTCTACGACGTGGCGCATGACGTGTTCCACCACGGTCACACGCACTACGATTTCAGCGGGGGGCGCGGCTCACTTAAATCCTCCACGGTGTCTGTACTTGTCCCCCTGCTGCTGATAAACAATCCGGGTACACACGCGCTGGTGCTGCGTAAGGTGGCAAATACCATCCGTGACAGCGTGTACGCGCAGTATATCTGGGCAATCGGTGAGCTGGGTATGGCGGCGTATTGGGAGGCGAAGGTTTCCCCGATGGAACTGATATACAAGCCTACCGGGCAGAAGATCATGTTCCGGGGCGCTGATGACCCCATGAAAATTAAGTCTATCAAGGTGCCGTTTGGCTACATTGCCGTGACGCATTTTGAAGAGAAAGACCAGTTTGCTGGTCGTGCCGAGATACGAACGATTTTGCAGTCCACAATGCGCGGCGGGTCGAAGTATTGGAACTTTGAAAGCTACAACCCACCGATAAGCCGCGATAACTGGGCGAACAAGGACAGCCTGGAAGAACGCACAGACAGGCTGTGCCACAAGTCAACGTACTTGCAAGCCCCACCGGAGTGGCTGGGTGAGCAGTTTCTGGCAGAGGCGGAACATCTCAAGGCCACGGACGAGAGAGCGTACCAGCATGAGTATTTAGGTATTCCTGTGGGTACGGGCGGCAACGTGTTTGACAACCTGGAGCTGCGGGAGATCACCGACGAGGAAATGTCGCATTTCGACCACATCTACCAAGGCGTGGACTACGGTTGGTTTCCTGACCCCTTTGCTTTTATCCGTTTGCACTACGACCGTGCGAGGGAAACCATTTACCTGATGGACGAGATATATCAAAACAAGCTCACGAACGAGGCAAGCGGCAACATCATCATTCAGCGCGGGTACAAAGACGCATATATCACCTGTGACAGCGCAGAGCCTAAAAGCGTAGCGGACTACCGCGCTATGGGGCTTCCGGCAAAGGCGGCGGTCAAAGGCTCCGGCTCTGTTGACTACGGTATGAAGTGGTTGCAGCGGCGAAAGATCGTCATTGACCGGAAACGTACACCAAACGCATACAACGAGTTCGTGAATTACGAATACGACCGAAACAAAGACGGAGATATTATCAGCGGTTACCCGGATGAGAATAACCACTTGATAGATGCTACCCGGTACGCCGTTGAGCGCATTTCCCGTCGGATGGGAGTTATTGCATGAGTAACGCGGTTATCATCAAACTGAATGAGCTGGGCTATACCACCATCCCGGACAGCTTCTACAGCAAAGTGTACGAGTGGAAAAGCTGGTATCAGGGCGATGTAAAAGGCTTCCACAACTACACTGTGCAGAACGGTGAGCGACAGGTGAAGTGTAGGCGCTACTCCCTTGGCATGGGAAAAAAGCTGTGCGAGGATTGGGCTAATCTCTTGATGAACGAGAAAGTCCAAATCACACTTGAGGGTCAGAAAGAGCAGGACTTTATTGACCTGGTGCTGACGGAAAACAACTTCACCGTCAAGGCAAACGAGATGCAAGAGATGAAGTCCGCACTGGGCACTGTGGCCTATGTTCCCCGCGTCATTGGGCAGGAGATCAGCGAAAGCGGGGATATTGTACCAGGCAACGCATCCGGTATCGTGCTGGACTATGTGACCATCGAGAACATTTACCCGCTGTCCTGGCAGAATGGATATATCAGCGAGTGCGCGTTTTCTTCCGAAGTCACGCGGGGAGGAAAAGATTATCTGTACTTGCAGATACACCGGCGTGAGGACAACGGCAACTATGTCATTGAGAACCGCATCTATCGGTATGACAATGAGCAACTGGCTGATGAACAGCTTGTTAATGTCAAGGGATTTGAAAATATCCCGCCTGTGGTGCACACAGGGAGCGACAAGCGGCAGTTTGTCATTGACCGGCCTAACATCGCCAACAACGTCAACTATTTGCTGCCGACTGGTATTGCGGTCTACGCCAATGCTATTGACGTATTGCAGGGCGTGGATATTGCCTATGACAGCTACGTTAACGAGTTCAAGCTTGGCAAAAAGCGCATCATGGTCAAGCCGTCTGCGGCGCAGTATCTTGACGGCACCCCTGCTTTTGACCCTGACGATGTGGTGTTTTACGTCATGCCGGAGGATACAGAAGACGGCGCAGTTGTAACACCAATTGACATGACGCTGCGGACGGCGGAGCACAACACCGGAATTCAGGATCAGCTCAATATCCTTTCCAGCAAGTGCGGCTTCGGTGAGACCTATTACCGCTTTGACGGTGGCAGCGTAGCAACAGCGACACAGGTCATCAGCGAAAACTCTACTATGTTCCGCACGATTAAAAAGCATGAGATTGTGCTTGAGCAGGCGCTCGTGGATCTGTGCCGCATTCTGCTTCGGATGGGGAACACCGCCATGAACGCCGGGCTGAATGAGGATGTGGAAATCTCTATCGACTTTGACGATTCCATCATTGAGGATAAGCAGACTGATTTCGCCCGCGATATGCAGCTTTTGCAGGCTGGCATTATGAACGATTGGGAGTTCCGCATGAAGTGGATGAACGAGGACGAGGCGACCGCAAAGGCGGCGTTGCCGAAGATGCAGGACATGGCAACCGAAGGACAAAAGGAGGTCGAGTAATGGGCGGTAGAGGCGGAGCAGGTGGCAGTGTGGGGAGTGGCGGTTTGCCAAAAGTGCAGCGCCCTGTGGAGAGTTTCCCGGCACTAACTGGAACCGAAAAGCAAGTCAAGTGGGCCAATAAAATCAGAGATGAAGTTTACGATACACTCGTTGGAGAGATGTATAAAACAGAATCTGGGTTCAGGACAGATGCGCCGAACTATATCACATCGGCTAAAGACATGCAAACATGGGTAAAACAAACGCGAGATGCTTTCAAGATGGCTAATAGCAAAATCTTGAAAGAAAAAATAAACAATAGCATAGACAGTCTACGCAGAGCATCCAATCAGTACGGTCGCATTCGAGCGTTAATCGAAAAAGAAACAAGTGCGAAATTTTGGATTGACCATAGAAGCACACACCCCGGCGATCCTGCGTGGAAAGCGTTCAAGAAAAAGATAATCGGTTATTAAGATGGCATGATTAACTTTGAAAATCTCGACAAGGTCACATTCCCCGGTGTTGGCAAGTACGACATTCCGCAGATCGAGCCGGTCAAGGCATACCCACAAGGCGAGTTTATCCCCGTGAATTACCATTACACTGCGAAAGACACGAAAAGCAAGATCGTGCATTTCTTCGTGGACGATTATCAATTCATTCGATACTGGAACACGCCAGACAAGTACATTCCGAAGCTGGCGCAGTTTGCGGCGGTGTGCGCGCCGGACTTCTCCACATACACGGATATGCCGCTGGCGATGCAGATATATAACCATTACCGCAAGCATTGGTTGGCGGCATACTGGCAAATGCATGGCATGACGGTCTACCCCTCAATCTCATGGGGTGATGAGAGCAGTTACGATTGGTGCTTTGATGGTGAGCCTGTCGGCGGTGTTGTGGCTGTCAGTTCGGTAGGCACACAGTCGAACAAGGAAAGCAAGCGGCTGTTTCTGCGCGGATACGAGGAAATGATGAAACGGCTGTCGCCGGAATGGGTGATATTCTACGGAAAAGTGCCGGAGGGATGCGACTGGAATGTAATTCGAGTAAAGCCGCACTATGACGATATTGTGAAACGGAGGAAAGCGAATGAAATATCCGTTTCAGCCGGAAATACTTGATGCCATGCCGGAAGAGTTGGCAGAGCTGTACCGTGGACTTGAGGACACGCTGCTGATGGAGATATGTTCCCGGCTCAAGGTTGCGGACGAGCTGAACGAGGTCACGGTGCAGGACATCAATACGCTGCGGTCGCACGGCATCAATCTGAAAGAGATTGAGAAAGCCATACGCCAGACTACCGGCATCAGCGAGAAAAAGCTGAACGAGCTGATAGACGATGTGGTGGAGCGCAACCAAAAGTATTACACCGAGGTCATAGACCTTGCCCGCGTAACACAGCCTGACGTGCTGGTGGATGCAACCACCATTGACGCCATCAAACGGCAGACGCAGGATGCGTTCCGAAACATCACCGCTTCGATGGGGTTTTTGGTAGACGCAGGGCGGACGATGCTACGCCCCGCAAAGGCGTACCAGTGGGCTTTAGATGCCGCTACGTTGAAAGTAGAAAGCGGGGCTATTTCTTATGGGCAAGCCATCAAAGACGCCGTTAGGGAGCTTGCAAGCGGTGGCCTGCGGGTGGTGGACTATGAGAGCGGACACCGTGACCATGTAGACGTAGCTGCCCGCCGTGCCGTAATGACTGGCGTATCGCAGTTGTGCAGTAAGTACACGGAGCAATCGGCGGAATATCTTGAGACACCATATTTTGAGGTTTCCGCCCATGCTGGCGCGAGAGATAAGCCGGGGCCGTCACCGTGGTCAAGTCATAAGGACTGGCAAGGCAAGGTTTACAGTATTCGCGCAGGTGATATTTACCCGAGCATCTACGAGGTGTGCGGTTTGGGTGCCGTGGATGGGCTGGAAGGAGCCAACTGCCGCCACCGCCGCAACGTTTGGGTTGAGGGCGTAAGCGAAAGCACCTACACAGACGAACAGCTTGCCAACATTGACGATGGTCTGGGCTGTACGTTTGAGGGCAAGACCTACACGGCATACGAAGCCACGCAGGAGCAGCGCAAGGTAGAGCGCACCATACGAAAATTGAAGCGCGAGAAAACAGCGTACAACGCCGCAGGGCTGACAGACGAAGAACAGGCAGTAAATATCAAACTGCGCCGCCTGAATGCAAAGTACAAGGCGTTCAGCAAGGCGGCGGGGCTGCCGGAGCAGCGGGAAAGGATGGAGGTTTTGTATGAGAATTAAAGCAAGAAGTTACGAAGGAATTGTGCTTGAACTTGACGGAGAAGTGCGAGTGATGCGTGATTATAACCGCGAAATTGCGCGCGTGATCAAGTATCGGGTTGTAATTCTGTGCGATGATGGCGCAAAAGTTGAGCTTACGGATGTAGCCCCAAAAGAAATTGAGGTAGTCAATGAGCCGTGATGAAATGATACAGGCTATCGAAGCCATCTTGAAGCGGGGCAACAACGCAGAAGTGCGGCGAAAAGGTGACGGCGTTATCGTGCTGGAAGTACAAAAGAAAATCAAATATCAATCTTCGGTGTAATCGGGCACCGGGAGGGGCAATAGGAGCCAACTGCTGACAGGTTATCAGTGGTTGGCTTTTGTTTTTCAGTAAAAACCGCTGGTGCGGATTTTATACAAAAATTGGCTATCTGCAAGCCTAAAAGAGCAGGCGGGGCGGTCACGGCAACGACCTAAAAAGCCTATCCCGTAAGGAGTTGAACATGAAGAAAGAAGAGCTGTTGAACATCGGCCTGACGGAAGAACAGGCGGACAAGGTCTTTGCCATGAACGGCAAGGACATCGAGAAGCACAAGAAAGCCGCAGAGGACGCAAAGGCGGACAAGGAAGCCCTGGAGCAGCAGGTCGCAGACCGGGATAAGGACATCGCGGAGCTAAAAAAGACCAGCGGTGACGCTGCCAAAATCCAGGAGAAGCTGGATGAGTTGCAGGGCAAGTACGACAAGGAAACCGAAGCGTACAAAGCGCAGCTTGCACAGCGCGACTATCAGACCGCCATTGATAAGGCGATTGCCGACAGCGGCGTGAAGTTTTCCTCCAAGTCTGCGGAAAAGGCTTTCCGCGCTGGTATCGGAGACAGCAAGCTCGAAATGAAGGACGGCGCTTTGGATGGGTTTGACAAGTACCTGGAAAATGCAAAGTCCGATGATCCCAGCGCATTTGTAAAGGCTGGCGCTCGTGTTGACACGCAGGGGTCGCTTGAGGGCGGCACTCGTGAAACAAAGCCAACGTCTTTGCTGGGTGCGCTCCACGAAAAATACGACAAGTAAAGGAGACATTGACACATGGCTATTACTCTTGCTGAAGCTAAAGTCGGCATGGCCGACAAGGTCGACCAGATGATCGTCGACGAATTTCGCCGCAGTTCTCTGCTGCTGGACAGACTGGTGTTTGATAACGCCATCTCTCCGGGTACTGGTGGTTCCACCCTGACCTACGGCTACATTCAGCTGAACACCCCATCCACCGCCGCTGTTCGTGCGATCAACAGCGAGTACACCGCCAACGAAGCCAAGCGCGTTGAGAAGACCGCAAAGGCCATCATCATGGGCGGTTCCTTCTCCGTTGACCGTGTGCTGCAGAACACTTCCGGCGCTGTGGATGAGCTGGCGTTCCAGGCGCAGCAGAAGATCAAGGCGACCAGCAACTACTTCCATAACCTGGTCATCAACGGCACCTCCGCCGCTACCGGTGCTGGTTATGTGACCGGCACCTTTGACGGTCTGAAGAAGCTGCTGTCCGGCACTTCTACGGAGCTGTCCTCCGGCATCAACCTGTCCACCTCTGCTCTGCTGGATAGCAACGCCAACGCGTTCATTGACCAGCTGGATCAGCTGGTGCACACCATCGACGGTGACACCACCATGCTGATGATGAACAGCGATATGCTGATGAAGGTCCGTTCCTGCGCACGCCGTGCCGGTTACTACGAGCGTACAAAGAACGACTTTGGCCAGGTGGTGGAGACCTTTGCCGGCATCCCCCTGATGGACATGGGCAAGTACTACAACGGCACTTCCTCTGTGGACGTTATCGGCACTTCTGCCGCTACCGCTTCCGCCGACGGCACCACCAGTATCTACGCGGTGAGTATCGGTCTGGACGGTTTCCACGGCATTTCCCCCACCGGCAACAGCGTCATTTCCAGCTATATGCCTGACATGAACGCACCCGGTGCCGTAAAGACCGGCGAGGTCGAGCTGGTGGCAGGCGTTGTGCTGAAGAACACCCTCAAGGCCGCTGTGCTGGACAACATCGTCCTGTCCCCCAAGACCGGCAGCTGATTTGAAAGGAGCTGGCTCACATGACATACGCTGATTACGACTATTACTCCGGGACCTATTTTGGAACCGTGAGCGAGGGAGATTTTCCGCGTCTGGCTGTCCGGGCCAGCTCCTTCCTCGATTACTACACGCAGAACCGGGCAAAAGATAACGCTGATATGGACGCTGTAAAAATGTGCTGCTGTGCACTTGTGGACAAGTATCAGCTGATCGAAGCCGCGCAGCAGCTTGCCGCAACCAAACTGACAAACGCGGTGACCGGCGATGACGTGAAAAGCGAAACGGTAGGCGGGTACTCCCGGACGCTGGCCAGCGGCGGCGAAGCTGCCGCGTCCGCATTAAGCGCTACGGACGGTGCGAAGAAACTGCTGGCGGCGACCTGTAACGAGTATCTGGCGCATACCGGGCTTTTGTATCGGGGAGGGGGGTGCTGTGGTTGTACGCGCCCCACACTATAACGGTCTACAACGCCGTGCAGGAGACTGACCCGGCGACCTTTGAGGAAATCACAAAGCTGTATGTGACCATCCTGCGCGGCGTTATGCTGCAGGCCAGCAAGGCTGTCAACGTGCGCGAAAGCGGACTTGAGAGCGCAGACGCGGTAAACCTGTACATTCCGTTTTCCGTGAAAGCGGTGGACGGCACGACAGGCAAGGCCAAAACTTACGCGCCCCCGCAGGCGTTTCTTGCAACGGCGGACAAGTCCGGGCTGTGGACGCTGTCTGTGAACGGTAACGGCGGGCTGACGTTCTTTGTGAAAGGCGAGTTTGTTACAGACAAAGAGGACGTGGCTATGGCACAGGACGGCTGCTACAACGTGACCAAAGTGGACGAGAAAGATTTTGGCAGCGTGGATATGCAGCATTGGGAAGTCGGAGGGGCATAAAATGTCGCTCAAGTTCTCTGTTGACGTGTCCGGCATGGACGAGGTAAAGAGGCAGCTTGCAAGGGCCTGTGACCGCGCTGAAAGCGTTTTAGCGCAACAAGTGATGAAAGATACCATCCCCTTTGTGCCTGCGCTTACAGGCTCTCTGACGCAGAGAACACGGGTGGTTGGAAACGAGGTCATTTATCCAGGCCCATACGCCCGCTTCCTGTACTACGGTAAGGTAATGGTAGACCCGGCGACCGGCAGCACATACGCCCCAAAGGGCGGGCACAAGGTGGTCACAGACCGAAATCTTGTATTTAACACAACAATGCATCCGCAGGCACAGGCACATTGGTTTGATGCTTCCAAAGCGCAGAACATGGAGAAGTGGGTGCGGGTGGCAGATAAGGCGGTGAAGAAATTTGGAAAAGATTAAAAAGGCCGTGTCAGCGGCGGAAGAGGATCAGGTATCGCGCAAGCTGCTTGTGTGGCTGAACACATACCCGGAGCTACCAGTCGACCTTATCCGCTTTGAGTTTCTTCCCGCCGACACTTCCGCTATGGCGATGTCGACCATTCAGGCGGCTTACATCGTGCGGAAGTATATCGCCGGCGGCTATGTGGCGGAGTATCAGTTCAAGATAATCTACCGAGTGAAGCCGGGGAACAGCAACGACAAACGGCTCAAGGCTGACGAACTGTTGAACGCTATCGGGGACTGGGCAAATGGTCAGAAGCCCGACATTGGCGATGACAAGCGCGTTATCAGCATGGAGCCAACCACGCGATCTTCCCTGTTTGCCATGTATGAAAACGGGGACGAAGATCACCAAATCCTTATGAAACTGAATTACGAGGTGAATGTATAATGGCAGATTTGGAATTCAACACAACCGTAGGCCAGACCATTGACCGCGAACTGCTTATTGCGTACCTGAACACCGGCACCGCATCCGCTCCTGTGTGGAGCGCTATCGGTAAGCGCGTTGAGGACAGCAGCGAGGAAATGGACTGGAGCACCGATACCAAACAGGACATCCTGGGGCACACCTTTACGACCATGAAAAAGCCCACCATCACGCAGACCTTTGATCCCATCCCCTTGGATGCGGGCGATGCTGCGGCGGTGAAGATGTGGAACCTGGCAGTAAAAGACCAGGATGCCCAGGCGCTGGCAAATCAGGACATGATGATCGGCCACTTCTACGCCACCAGCGGCGAGGCGATGTTTGCGGAGCGCTACGACGCTTGCGCTATTGCCATCACCGGCATCGGCGGCGAGGGCGGCGGCACCCTGAATATCACCAGCGAGATCACCTATGGCGGCACCCGCACTGTGGGCACTGTGAAGAAGGGCAGCAGCGGCGCTATTGAGTTTACTGCGGCCTAAATAAAGGGGCGGGCAACCGCCCCTGTTTTGGAGGGAACACATGAAGGAATTGACAATCACCACCGGCGTACAGGAATACAACCTGAATGACAAATGCACGGTATATTTTAACCCCAGTGATCCGGCGTTTGCAGACAAGCTTTACACAGCGTTTGACGCGCTGAAAAAGAAGCAGGATGCGCGGGACGATAACGTAGAAAAAATGAGCGCCCGCGAAATGTTTGACTGGCTCCGAAATATGGACGCCGAAATGCGCGAGACCATTAACGGGGTGTTTGAGCAACCGGTGTGTGAAGCACTGTTTGGCAATGTCAGCGTGTATGCCATCGCGGACGGTGCGCCGCTGTGGATGAACCTTATGGTTGCCATCATGGACGAGCTGGACGAGGGGATTAAGCGTGAAAAGGCTTTTCACAGTGAAAAGCTTGCAAAGTATACGGCCAAGTACCACAGATGATGTACGACCTTCCTACGAGCCTTGAGGTGTGTGGAACGGAATACCAAATAGAAACGGACTTTCGCGTGATACTGGACATATTCTCGGTGCTGTCTGCTGTTGAACTAACGAGCGAAGAAAAGTGCATCGGCGTGTTGGGAATGTTTTACCCTGTTTTTTTCACGATGCCTGGGGAGCACATGGAAGAAGCGATAAAACAGTGTTTTTGGTTTATCAATGGCGGAAATGAGGAAACGCAAAAAAAATCAACCAAGTTGATGGACTGGGAACAGGACTTTCGCCTGCTCATCGCCCCAATCAACCGCATAGTGGGGCAAGAGGTGCGGGCGCTTCCGTATCTGCACTGGTGGACGTTTCTTTCGTACTACGGAGAAATCGGGGATTGCTACTTCGCGCAGATCGTGCGCATACGCGATCTGAAAGCAAAAGGCAAGCTAAAAGACAAAGCCGACAGGGAGTTTTACCGCAGAAACCGCGACGTTATCGACATCAAGCGACGGTACTCGGAGGCGGAGGAAGAAATTATCAAAGGCTGGACGTAAAAAGCCGCCCCGGAGGGCGGCTGCGCGGCGGTCAATGATTTGCAATAAATGTAATGTCGTTGCCAGACCAAAAGTCCGGGGTAAAACGGATTTCAAGCGTTTTCCAATCGGCGGGGACTTCGTAGCCTATTACGCCAGACATCTTTTTCCCGGCTGCAACAGTGCCGTCCATTTGGCCTTTGTCTGCGGCAAATGTGCCGGTCATGCTCATGTTTGTGGAGTAGTCATCGACATACGCTTCGAAGGACATTATAGAGCTTATGGAAATATCTTTGCTGGATTTGTTTTCAATGGCAAATTCGCAAAATAGAAAAACGTTGCCGCTGTCTGGTGTGTAAAAACCTTCTCCGCTTGATTGGGTGCAAGACACAAATGTGACTTCAATGTCTTTAAGGGAGACAACGTCACCAACTGCAAATTCCGTTTTCTGCGGAGCAGTTGATCCGTTTCCGCCTTTTGCGCCTGTATCCCCAACCTTTTCTGGGGAGTTCCCGCCAAGCGCAGTGCCAATAATGCCGATAGCAATAAACACAGCTATAACGATCAGCACAACCGGTTTTTTCTGTTTGGCCCCGCAGGCAGGGCAAACTTTCGCAGATTTTGCAATATCTGCGCCGCAGGTCTTGCACTTTGTCATTTTGTCCATTTTCTTCCGCCCTCCAAGAAGTTTTTTGTGGTTTGTTCATAGTACCACATAAATACCATAAAAGCAAGTAGGTGATTATATGGCAAACGCGGACGGCTCCGTTATCATCAAGGCCGACATTGACGATAAGCAGGCGCAGAAAGAACTCAATGCGCTGGAAAAGAAAATAGAAGCGCTGCAGGAAAAGCTCACCAACAAGAAATCCGCGCGAGATACTTTGTTTAACCAAGCCAACAACCTGGGCGCACAGCTTGACCAAGCAAAGGCCAAACTGGCGCAGATGAAGGGCGGCGGCGAGTTCTTCACCAGCGACGCTATCAAGCAGCAGGAGGCCGCTGTAGCGTCTATGGAAAAAGAATGGAACTCCATGAATGACAAACTGGACAAGCAGAACGCCGCTATCCGCGAGGGCGAAGCGGAGCTTGACCGAATGAAAGCAAAGGCCGGTGAGTTAGGTAAGCAACTTGGCAATACCGGCAAGAACGCAGGAAAAATACAAGAAGGGTTAGACAAAGCATCCCAGGGCATGGAGGCGTTCACAAAGCGCGTAAAAATGCTGGCAAAGCGGGCGCTGGTCTTTACCATCATTGCCCGTGCGTTGGCGGCCCTCCGAGATTGGCTGGCAGATGTGGTAGCCGTAAACGGCGAAGCACGGGACGCTATTGCGCAGCTCAAGGGTGCGCTACTGACGCTGGCACAGCCGCTTGTGCAGATCATCGTCCCCGCGTTTACTGCGCTGGTCAAGGTACTGGCTGCGGTGGTTTCGTCTATCGCGAACATCGTATCTGCCCTATTTGGCACCACGGTAAAAGAGAGTGCCAATGCGGCAAAGTCGCTGAACGACCAAATGAACGCCTATAAGGGTGTAGGCAGTGCTGCGAAGTCGGCAAGTAAACAGTTGGCCTCGTTTGACGAGATAAACAAGTTAAGTAGTGAAAGCAGCGGTGGTGCGTCTGCTATTCTGCCTAATTTCAGCCAACTCGGCAAGATGGATTTTTTAGATGAAATCACTGACCGGCTGAAAAAGATAGGACAGGACATCGCCAACATTTTTAGAGATGTCAAATCGTTTATCGGCAACGTATTCTCCGGGGATTGGGGCGCGGCACTGGACAACATTGCCGACTTTGTGAATCATGCGCGGGAACTGCTGGCCGATTTGCTGGACTTTGTGGGGTATATCTTTGGAGAGATCATAGACACCATCATAGAAAAGTGCGGCCTTGCCGGTACCCCAGTGGGAGATATGTTGACCGGCATCAAGAACATTGTGCAGGGCGCGTTGGGCCTTATTTCCGGTATCCTGACCGGCGATCTGGAGAAAATGAAGCAGTCGGTTACCCAAATGCTTACCGGCGTTAAAACGTTTGTGTTAGGTATTTGGGACTGGTTCAAACTTGGGCTGACAAGTCTGCTGGACTGGCTTGACAAAAAAACAAACGGGCGGTTCCGCGAAATCATTGAACTGGCAAAAACCTATGTCAACGTTGGTATAGATGGCGTAAAACAAATTTTCGGGGGCCTTATTGATTTCTTGACCGGCGTATTTACAGCGGATTGGAAAAAAGCGTGGGAAGGTATCAAAGAAATTTTCCGTGGCATTTGGAATACCATCGTCGGCGGTTTGGAGGCAGCTGTAAACCTCATTATCAAGGGTATCAACTGGCTTATTGACCAGCTGAACAAGATACACTTTGAAATCCCGGATTGGGTTCCTGGTATCGGCGGTAAATCCTTCGGCATCAATATTTCCCATGTAAACGAGCTTAAAATCCCCCGTCTGGCGCAGGGCGCGGTCATTCCTCCAAACCGGGAGTTTATGGCGGTGCTGGGCGACCAAAAGCAAGGGACAAACATCGAAGCGCCAGCAGATCTTATCCGTCAGATTGTACGCGAAGAGATAAACAACTTTGGTGGCGGAGAGGACATCACGATTAAGTTCACCGGTGACCTTGCACAGCTGGCGCGTGTCTTGTCTCCTGAAATCACGCGACAGCAAAGAAATAGACAGCGTGCGCTGGGGGTGTAAGAATGGCAAAACCGTATTTCAAAATTGACGGGACAGACATTATGCATTTAATCGAAAATGGCGGCATCGTTTGGACAAGAAGCGATTTGGATAGTGACAAGGCTGGAAGAACAATGGATGGCACGATGCATCGCGGACGGGTAGCCATTAAGTATAAGGCAACTGTAAAATGCCTGCCATTGCATCGCGCAGACGAGATTGATCTGATGAGGTTGATCCTTCCGGAGTTTGTAATTGTTGAGACAAATTTGCATCCGCTACATGAAATTGTATCTGCACAGTATTATTCAAATAATGTGCCGGCTACGATTTCTACGGTTGATCCTGAAACCGGTGAATCCATCTGGACAGACATTACATTCCCGCTTGTCGAAAAGTAAAGGAGCAGAAAAATGCAACAGACATCTGCACTATATAAGGAATTACTGGCTGGGGACTATACCGTTGAAACAAGAGTTGCAATTGGGGAATCAGGACTTCTCGTAGAAAAAACAGGAGATCATATAACGTTTGGCGGTACACGAATACTCATAGCGACTTCTGGCGCCGATGGAGGATACGGGGCAAATATGCTCTCAAGTGTGGAAACATCTGGGGGCCTATTTGATGGAGATGAGCCGTCCTGTGGGAACTGCATTAGTCGTGAAGTAAACATAAAAATGTTAAAACCGATTGGGCAGATACCTGGTCTTTCCCGCGTCGGAATTTATGCAAGAATCACAGACGGCACACGTGCTTCTGAATGGCTCCCTCAAGGCGTTTTCTTCATCGATTCGATTGAAGAAGATGCAGAAGACGATGATGTTAGATGGCTTCGCATCCACGGATACGATGCACTTCTGTTTTCTGAACAAGATTACCCGTCAAACACAAATCTAACGTGGCCTGCAAAGGACATCGATGTTGTAAGGGAAATCGCATCGGCTCTTGGCGTTACGGTGGATAAACGCACAAAAAACGCAATGAAAAACGAATACCTCGTGCAATATAACACTACATATTCGTGCCGAGAGTATTTGTCGTATATTGCAGCAATGTATGCAGGCTGCTTTATCATGAGTGAAACCGGAGAACTGCAACTCGTTTGTTTTTGGGACATACCGAAGGAAACGAGATACCTGATCGACAATGCTGGATTTGCCATAACGTTTGGAGGTGACAGAATCGTTGTCTGATGTAATAAACGTAAGAAAAAACGTATCATCGTTAGAAAAGCAAAACACGTTTGATGGATATTCCAAGGTCACGATTTCCGTATCAGACGAAATGGAATATAACGCAGGCACCGATACAGGACAAACGCTGAAACTGTTTTGCCCGTGGGGCACACAAGAAATGGCAAATAAAATCTTGTCGAGCGTCCGAGGATTCCAGTATCAACCGTATACGGCATCAGGCGCACATATTAACCCTGCGGTAGAACTCGGTGACGCATTTTCCGGTGGAAGCGTATACGGTGGCATTTATAAAAAAGATATTTTGCATGGGCCTTTATATACGGCCAACATTTCCGCCCCGGGTGGGGAAAAAATCAACTATAAGTACGAATACAAGTCCCCTACTATACGGAAAGCGGAGCGGCAATATAAGGAGACTAAAGCAAACCTACTTGTTATTGCCGACCGAATCAGTGCGGAGGTGGAGGCGCGAAAAGCGGACGATGAGACGCTGCGGGCGGCGCTAAAGATTCAGGCCGGGGAAATCAGTGCCAAGGTAGACCGCAAGGGCGGAGATAATGCGAGTTTCGGATGGAGCCTGACAGCGGACGGATGGACGCTGACCAGCAACGGCGGTACGGTGCTGAAAGCCGATAAAAGCGGGCTGAGTGTTACGGGTAAAATCACCGCCACCAGCGGCGTTATTGGTGGCTTGACGATCAAAGACGGATATCTGAGTACCAACGGCCAGACATGGGGCGGCACGAATACCAACGGCATTTATTTTGGCCCAAACGGTATCCAGCTTGGCAAGTATTTCACGGTTGACAGCAGCGGCAATCTGACCGCCTACAGCGGCAAATTTTTGGGAACGGTGCAGGCTGGGAACATCGACTACGGCGGCAACGCTGGGTATTTTGACGGAGCGGGACTTGCAAGCTTTTCTGTTGGCGGCGGCCAGATCGGAACAGATGCCATTGTAAACAGGCATATCATGTCCGGCTCAGTCTACCCGAGTACATGCAATAGCACAATCAACGGGTACTTTGCGGATGTGATCTATGCAAATAAAGTTTTCGCCGGAAGTGCTGTTATAGATAAACTAGCCTCAAACATTGTGAGTGCCCTAAAGGGACTAAATTTTCAAGGGAAGTCCTTATTCCTAAGTAACGGATATGTACGTTATTGATACAGCGGAGGAGGGTAATAAAATGGACAAATTCAAAATAAATAACGGAACTATTTATGAATGCCCCTTTTGTGGCCTAGCATCTGTAGGTATCTTGTACGTGGATATTCTGGGTGTGACTCTGCTAGACGCTTTGACTGCGTTCAGCGACCCGGCCAACACCCGGCACATGGAATATATTGCTGGCGGCAAAACGGCAGTCTATGACGGCTACACAAAGATTATTGGTGTGGAATACGCCTACAACGATTCCAGCGCCGTGCGCGTAGCGCTGCGGCGACCGTATGAGGGGGAGAAATAATGCACATGAAGGAAACCTTATCTGCCGTCATCACTACGCTGAATGGTGTGGAGGTGCGGGGTAAAAGCAACCTTGACCGGCTGTTGGCGTGTATCAATGCGCTGGAAGCGCTGACGGCGGCGATGAATACTGAGAACAAGGAGGACGCTGACAATGGCTGATAAAGCGATATCCGAGCTGGTAGCAGCGGAGCAGATCAAGTCAACGGACATGTTCGTTTTGGAACAGGACGGCACGGCAAAGCGCCTGCAAGGGCAGACGCTATTAAACTGGCTGACGGCGGCGGCTGACGGTCACGGTGGTATTTCCAATATTGCCAAAACTGGTACGGATGGGCTTGTGGACACCTACACCATTACGCTGGCCGACACCACCACGAAAACCTTTACCGTGACCAACGGAAACGGCCTGACAGCGTTCGAAAAGCTGTCTACGGTGGGGCTGGTGGATACGTACCGCTTCACCCGGTCGGACGGCACATACTTTACGTTCGCGGTGGCCAACGGCGCAAAGGGGGATACTGGCGAGGCAAGTCACGTCTGGATCAAATACGCCAGCCAGCAGCCCACGGCGTCCAGCCACAGCATGGGCGACCTGCCGGATGCGTGGATGGGCGTGTATTCCGGCACGGCAACAGAAGCCCCTGATGACTGGCAGCAATACACGTGGTATCAAATCAAGGGTGAAAAGGGCGACACCGGAGCCGCCGCCACTGTGACGGGTACAACGGTTGAGTACATGGTATCTGATTCTGGGACGATTGTCCCCAGTGGCAGTTGGAGTACGACAATCCCCACCGTACCGCAGGGCAAATATTTGTGGACGAGAGTCACCACCACGTTCAACACCGGAAGCCCCACCGTCAGCTACTCCGTGGCGAGAATGGGCATTGACGGTGCGGGGTCTGTTAGTACGGTCAACGACAAATCTCCGGACGAGAGCGGCAACGTGGTACTGACCGCTGCGGACATTACCACAAGCGGGGGCGTCAGCGTGGAAGCAAATCTGGATACGTTGGGCGAAGAAAAACAGCCGCTCTTGACCCCCGGAGAGAACATCTCCATCAGCGGCAGCGTCATCGCAACCAAAGTGCAGCCCTGCAACCGGAATCTGATAATCAACTGGTACTTCGGCAATCCGGTGAACCAGCGGGACGTCAGCGGCACCATCAGCAGCGCAGGGTATTTTCTGGATCGCTGGAAGCTGGTGAGCGGCAGCGTGACGATCAACACGGACGGCATCACGCTGAACGGAACCATGCAGCAGGTGTTGGAGACTGCACCGGTCGGCACGGTGACGGCATCTGCCCTGACGCAGGCCGGAGTGGGCGAGGTGGTGCCGACTTACAACAGCGAAACCAAGACGGTCACAGTCACGGCGGCGGGGGAAAAACTCGTGGCCGTCAAGCTGGAGTTGGGGACGGAGCAAACGCTGGCCCATCAGAACAGCAGCGGCGCGTGGGTGTTGAACGAGATCCCCGATTACGGCGAGGAGCTGACCAGGTGCATGCGCTATCTCCAGATCATCTCCACTCCCTACGACACACGTGGCAACGGAGTGGCCATCGGGTACGCCAACAACACCGTCGACCTGTGGGTACCCATCCCGCTGGCTGTGCCCATGCGCATATCGCCCACGCCCACTATCCCCACCGGCGGCGTCGCGTTGCTTAAGGTGGGAAAGACCTCCGGCAGTCCGAAGGACGTCACCAGCGTCACAGGCGGCTGGGCGATGCAAATCGGCGGGGCTTGCAGCATGCGAAGCCTGATCTTTTCGTCCAGCGGCCTGACGGCGGGCGAGACCTACA